TGAGTTTTCACTCATTGTTCTTTTACCAGTTCCACACGCTAATATTACAGCTGCTGCTGACATACAGGCTCCAAGACAATGTGTATTTACTTTTACTGGTAATGAATTGAAAAAATCAATCGTTCCTAACATTGCATAAACATCACCACCATAGGATGAGATTATTAAATTTATATCTTTACCTTTATTATATTGAACGAAATTGTCAAAACGTGTTGTTACTGCATATAATTGATCCGTGTCTATTTCATATGTCAAATACATAGTATTAGAGTTTAAATTGATACCCCACTCTAATTGTTTAAATAATATTTGTGTCTTATCATCTAATCCATTCATATTTGCGTAATCTACTTTCAATAACCTATCTACCATATTTACTCCTTTTTGAAAACGAATATTGGTTCATATTTATAACCTGCTCCCATAACAGATGAGAGAGTTAATTGTAATGTTTCTTCTTGGGTAAAACCCAACTCTTTAGAAATCTTTACTGTTTCTTCTTCTATGAATTTATACTTTGGTGTGTTTGCTATATTATACAACATATAACCACCTTTTTTTAATCCATAGTAACAATTCTCTATGGTCTTTCTCAAAAACCCATTCACCCACTCATCTTGAGTAGGGAACTTTTTATAACTTTGTGTGGACTCGTCTGAATATTTTTCAGTATCGAAATACGGGGGTGAAGTAAAACATAAATCGAGAGAAGATTTACTTGGAAGATATTCCTCACTCCCTTGTTTATATATATCAACTTTTTTGTTAATATAACTAAATTCTTTGCTCATTTGCAATAAACCTTCATAGGTCTTTGAAGATGGTTCAGTTCCTATGTAATGTTTGGTGTTGGATGATGAAAGAAACCCAAGTAGTCGTCCACCCCAACCACAACTCATATCCCAAATAGTTCCATCTCCACCGAACTTCTCGTATATTAGTTTTGCTGCTGTCGGTCTGAAATTGGATACTGCCTGAACACCTGAATATAATTTAAGAGATTGTCGTAATCTGTTTTCATGGAACTTATTCCTCTCTCCATCTGGATCCTCTCCCTTGTAGTGTTTTTGTTCCCAATTCCAACACTTCTTAATGACCGACTTAAATATCTTATCGTCATTAAATGCTTCCATTGGTGATGTTCTTGAATGACCACACCTTACTGCCCAAAAATGTGGAAAGTATGACCAAGCCAATCTCAAACAATGCATAGTCTGAACTATCTGATTGTCAATGAATATTGTATCAATATCAAACTTTTTGAGTTTCCTCATATGTTCGTGTTTTTCATCTTCACGAATTGTGTAGTGTGGGAATCCATGTCGTCTATAGTAATCGAATATGACCTCTACACCATACTCTCTATCTACTACATCTATTGAATTTGTAACCCTTTCGAACTCTAAGTCTTTATCATCTATCTCAATGAACTTACCGAGAGTTTCATATTTTACTCTTGCCATAACCAAGAAGCCCTTTGTAAACTACTATATTTTTTTCTATATATATGAATAAAATCACTCCAAGATGATTGTGGTCCTGTTTTCTTTGAAGATATAAATTTTTTACAATAAATTAAACTGAAAATATCCACTATATCTCTTAATATTTTTTTATCATATAAATCTTGTATTTTTCTTACAGACTTTTTACCTAACTCTGTAGTAATTTCTCTACCCTCTTCATCCATTAACTTCGACCAAGAAGAGTTAACATCACTTACAAAAGAATTTGGTAAAACATCATCCACTCTTACTATATCTCTATAATCTACAACATCATAATCTCTATAAATTTCAGATATCCAATGGGATTCTTTTCTAAAATCTGGTAACAAGGGTCCTTGAGCGGGTTTGTCATATGTAACATCTGTACTAATATAAAACTTAGATTTTGGATACTCATCCATCGTTTTTCTTATCAACTTCATCTTGGTTTCATAATCAAATCTATCTACTAAATCTTCTCTATTATCTTTATCTACAATTGGCCAATGTCTTATATGAATACCTATCCTATCTTTAACTAACTCTCTAATTTTATTTTCAAGTAATTTATCCTTTAAAGTAATTAAATGTAACCACTTTCCATAAAACTCTTCTCCCTCTTCATATGGTGGCCATTCTTCTAAGATACTCCAACTCTTAGTTACATCCAGTTTATTCAACCAAGGTTTTCTAGCATCTATTTCTGATAAGTCTTTGAGTTTATTAAATCGGACATTTGATGATTCTGTATGTGGGAAATCAAGAAACTTAGTTTCTTTCCATTTATCCTTCTCTACCAAGATAGTAAATTTAAAATCGTTAAATTTGTTCAATTCATAAGCTATTTCCCAAAATTGAATACGATTACCAAATCCAGTATCTCTTATTGTCCAACCAACATCACCTATTTTTAAATAAGACATTAGGGTAAATTTAGTTTCTTAATTTCCTTAGGATCAACTCCATATTTCTGAAGTATTGTTTTTAGATTTGCTTTGTTTTGTTCAGTAGTATAGAATACTTCTACATATTCGTGTGCCTCTACAATACTCGATTCATAGTATTTTGCTACTATCTCTAATAACCATTGTGGATGTTTCATCTTCTTTTTTCCTTTAACATATTTTAACCACTCTTTCTTTTTTGGAATAACATTGGTGTATAACTTATATAATTCTTTTGGTTTCAAATTATATCTCTGAAATTCATTTACGATATCTACATACTCCATCTTCATAGATAAAAATCTATGTATCATATAGTTAGACCATTGCTTCTTCTCTGTTTCGTTTAGAGAATCCCAATATCCTTTGGTCTGTTTTTGTGTGATGTGTGTGATGTGGTCGAATAGACCTTTATTTTTCATAAATTAAAACCTTTTAAATAAATAGTTTAAAATGATTTGAAACCTTCAATAAATTTTAGCAACCAATCATTTACTTTTACATCAATTAACAATGTTACTCTATCGGTATCACCATTATTAAATAATGTATGAATTTTAGTAACATCAAAATGATACATTCTTCCTGGTTCTAACTGATAAGAATCATGTCTACCTTTAAATCTTTCACCAAAATCTTCCATAGTATAACTATTTTCTTCTGTCCACCCCTCTTCAATTTCATTTTGGTTTGTAATACATAACCAAGACTTATCATTGGTAACAATAGGAATCTGAAATCTTTTTACTCCCTTTCCAATGTCTTTATCATTATGTAACCCATATGAGGAATTGGTCTTTCTTCTCAATAGTCTGAATGATGTTACTTCTGTTTTAAAACTATCGTATATCTCTTTAAAGTAAGGTGTATAATCTAATACTCCTCGTAAGGGAACATTATTGTCTTGACTTAGATATGGTTCTTTTAAATCATAAATACTTGGTAAGGATATACAATGACCGAACGCTCCATCTTCATATTTAAATCGTTCTTCTACAAACTTTTTATCTTCTCGTAATTTATCTATACTATAAACTTTATTATTTCGGATTAATTCCATATAACTTTTAAGGTAACCAGTGCTGTCCTATAAATAAACTTTCAGATACAAAATATGTATCTTGTCCTTCTATATCTAATGCATAAAAGTTTGTCATAGAACCACTTGTAACTTTTACTGATGTTATGTCAATTTCTGATTTATCATGTTTAATTAATTTATGGTCGGTAGTTAAATTCTGTGACTTTACAAATGAATAACTTGAACCTGATTTAGCTAACACATATTCTATTGGGGCCATTTCTAAATGATTATTTATCGTTACACATTTTGAATACCCAAAGAAACTTGTATCTTTAACTGATGCTGAAGTAACAGTCAATGTATCTAAACTTGAAGTTGTAAAACTTCTCCACGGTTCATTTTTTCCTTCAGAACTTACCTTATCATCATCAACCAAAGTTGGTTTCATTTTACCCTCAACTTGACCACTCCAATATCCAGTCTTTACATATTGTCCCGCGGTTATATCTTGTATATTTTCAGTTGAACCATCATGTAAATAAACTTGTGTGTTCTCCTTAAAATGTCCAAATATTCCAGTTGGTTTAAATTCAAATTGGTCTGAACCTGAAGGAACATATTTACAATCATTTGCCCAATAGTTTTCTGATCCCGTAGGTCTCAACCATAAAAATCCATCACTATTTAAATCTTGATGATATACTAACCCCTGTCCTCTACAATTTACAGGATAACCAGTTGAAGTTGTATCTGATGGCATAATTTGTTCTACCAACGATTGTGAAAAAATACTTTCTCTATTACTATCAGTTAATGTATAAAATGTTAATCCTTTTCTATTATCTAAACCTGGATCTTTTGCAACAACATCTGGTAAAGAATCACCATTTAAATTATTTGCCAAAGATTCAGTTGCAGTGGGTGTAAGATAAGAACCAAAAGAATTATTTGTCATCCAAGTTCTAAATGCAGATTTATCTCTTGATATACTAAGTATACCTTTTCTTAGTGGTGGTAAATTAATAACATAGTAAGACCCAGTATCGACATTCCAAGTATTACCATTCAAAGGTAATGTATATAATTGTTCTATATCTATATTATATAAAATTGCACTTTGACTGGCCGCTGATATCCATTCTATCTCTGAATCCATCCACACCTCATCAGTTGAATCATGAACATATGTTATTTTATTGTATCCACTTGAAGATACAAAAGAAGTTACCGCATTAAAATCAAATCCTGTTTGTCCAATTGCCTGTACATCATGAATCAAAATACATGAATTTAATTCACAACAATATAGTGAACCACTATGTGGGACAAAATCGAAACACACTAACTCACCCTGATTAACGGGGTAAGAACCCGTTAAATAACTTTCACTTAGTTTCTTACCAACTGTTTCTGTTTTTGATTTTAAATCAGTTTTGTAAGTATCCCAATTAAATGTTGCCATAAATATTTCCTTTAATCATAAAATTCTCCACTAATAAATATCAAACTATCATTATTTAATGTTTGGAAAATCATTTTCGGGTATCGCATGACTTAAATATCCACATAATTTTTCCCAACCATCCTTATCATCACAAATATTCATCTCTAAATAGTCTATTTTCTTTTTATCTAACCACCTTAAATTACTAATATGCTTAAACATTGTTTTATCTTTAATCCAATCTTTTTGATATTGTGGATAATTTTCAAATACCTCAATTTCCCCAACACCTAACCAATTCCAAGAATTCTCAATCCCATCTTCTAATCTTTTTATTTTATCTCTCAATACTGATTCCACATAATCATCATAACCACGAGTCAAACTAATATATTTAGCATCTGGATATTCATCTATAATATGTGAAAAAACAATTGGTTCAAATATAGGATAATCTATATAACAATCATATTCATCTACTCCATCTAATATTGATTTACCATTAAATAGATTCCAACCAACCTTTTCAAGAAATTCTCCACCACCACCTGTATGTAAAACTTTATATCCTAAAATATCTAAAGCTTTAGCTAAACTTTTAGTGCCAGTTTTATTATATCCTATTACAAATAATTTAATCATCTTCTTAAAATACTCTAAAGAACATATCTATTGCTATGTAAATCAACAATACTCCCAAAATTCTCTGTATCCAATGACTGAATCTA